ACAGTTCCGTCTCTATCTCGGCAATCGTGAACGTCTTGGACGTCATGCTCTTCACCAAGAACTTGCGACCCTCTTGGTAAGGATTCATCGTGTTTCCCACCAGATCGAAGCGCACATAGTTCCCCACATTCAGCCCCCGCGTCGTCTTGGTATGAACAGTCGTTCCCTCAAATTTCACCACCTTGTCGCGCAAGAACACTGAGGCCACATTGTCCAATTTGTACGAGTCCAGCGTATGTTCGCGCCGCATATTCAGCAGAAGATCGATCGTCAGACGTCCAGGGGTCTTGAGATACTCCACTTCATACTTCCCCGACGCCAACTCGAACGTCTTCTTCTGTAGACTGTCGCCCCAGATAGCCCCGCGCGCCAAATTGAGTTTCATACCATTCACTTTCGCACGTATCGCCAAGAACCTGTCGTCGAAGCCGTACGTATTATACCCGCAAATCACGTCAGGGTTCACTTCCTGGACATATTCCTGAAACGCTTCGATCATATCCGCCTCGGTCGGGTACCCCCTGAATTCCACCGTCTTGTCGTCCGACGGAGAGACTGTCCCAAACACAAACACTTTGCGCGCCACATTCAGCATCATGTTGTTGGACCATCGCACTGTAATCCCGATCTGAATCACCGGATCCTTCTCGGGAACTGGGAAGTTTCCGGTTCCCGACGTACACTCGATATCGTACGCCGCAATCTTGAGCGGAGTATCGGCACTCGGCTTGCTCTTGATATTCACCAGATCGACATACCACGATTTCTCCATATTCTTTATTTTCTGTCCGGCGACGAACGCTACCGGGGAAGCCGGAAGAATCTCGCGGTCGTGGTAGAATCGCAGGAGCGGGGGAAGGTTGGCTTCGTAGACTCTGTAAAGCGCCTTGCCGTCCTCGTACGCATCCTTCGCAACCTTGACTGCTGTCCTGAAATCCTTCATAGACTCCACCTCCACCTTCTGAACCTTCGTGGGAACGTAGCCGTTGTACCCCGCAAACACATCGAACTTCTCCAAATGAGTTACTTTGATCTTTGAAATCCCGTGGTCTTCGCTGGAGAAATCGTACTCTGAGGCTACATAGAAATATGGACTGTATCCGCGAACACGCAGCATAGCTGTCTCACCCTCGTCGGTGCGTCCGTAAATATCGATGACGTACTTTCCGAAATCGTCATGATCGATCCAGTCACATGGCATGAGAACGGACATCCTCTTAGTTACTTTTGACTGTTTGTCTCCCCGAAAGTTTATCCGTTTTAAAGAATAAGAAGCGTAAGCATGACCGATCAGGAGCCTCAGACATCGAATCCGCTTTCGTGGTTTTACGCCCCGACGCGCTACAAGTCGGACGTAACCCAGATGGACTACGATTTCCGCGATAATAAAGCACAGCAGGACTACCACATGAGCACCGCTCGCCCTGCTCCCCAGCCTTGCCAGGAGTTTGACCGCGTGGCCGATTTCGCGTCGTCCTTTGTGACCATGAATTACACGGGCAATTACGGAAATACGGCGGCAGGTGGATGCGATGTTGATCTGTATTCCCGCCTGGCCCTCGGTGATCCAGGGACGCAGCGCCTCAAGGGACACCAGCAGACGTTTGCTCGTCCGTGGGCCACGACACCCAATATGGGCGGCGGTCCGTCCGCGGCAAATAAGGATACCGAGAGCCAGTTGATTCAGAGCGCTCCTATCCGTACGCGCAAGGAGTGCTCGACGGTGACCGATAAGTTCTTTCCCCAACAGTTTGACCCCCTGCTCCAGGTAGTGAAGGATGAGATGCAGACTGTAAATAATTTTGTACAGCCCTGGGCGCGCGGAGGAGATCCTACGCGTCTTGTTCGACAGAAATCAGTCTCTGATTGATTAAAGAAAGACATGAAGATTGTATTTTTCGCACAGATCATGCCCGATCCGTGCGGGGCTTTCTTCCACGACGTAGCCATAGCAAAAGAAATGCAGCGTCGTGGTCATACCGTATCCTTTGTGACGACGAACCGAGTTCGAAATTCTCTTCGTGGCGTCTACCGCGGTCTTCCATGGGTCTATTACACCAACGCCGAGAACGAATTGAACGGGGCAGGTGTATGGTCAACCCCGCATTTTCCGATGATATCTATTGTTCGTCGATTGAATGAACGGTTCCAGAAGCCGTTGGTCACAACCATGCATTTCGGCGAAGATACCAAGAGTATTACTCCCTATTCCCGGGCGGGGCAGTGGACAGACATCCTCTGGATCATCTCCAATCATATACGGAATTATGTGGTTGAGAAGATTCCGCTTTCCCCTACGTTTCGCATCGTAGAGAGCATTCGCCCGGCTATGATCGAAAACGAAATTCGGTTTAATGAACGTGGAACCGTTCCTACCGGCGACTGTATCACCCTGATCAACGCAAACATTCTTAAAGGCCTTCCCATGTTTCTAGAACTGGCGAACAAGTTCCCAGACCGTAAGTTTCTAGGCGTTCGTCCGTACTATAATCGCATCAGTGTCCCGGAAACTCTTCCGAATATTGAATGGATTGATATACAGGATGATGTACGCACGATTCTGAGCCGAACCCGCGTTCTTCTTGTTCCGTCTTTCTACGAGAGTTGGGGAAGAGTCGCGTTTGAGGCGATGTATAACGGCATACCCGTCCTCTACACAAAACCCTCAGACAGCAGGGATCCGCAGATGACCCGTCCGTCGGGGACAACAGAAGGAATGCAGGAATGGATTGGCGAGAGCCAGTATGCTCTGAACAATCTGAAGGTCGATGAATGGGCAGATACCCTGAACGAGTTGGACGATGTCTCTACATATGCCGACGCATCCCGCCGAGCCTACGAACAGACGTACGAAATGAACGTGTTTGGAGATTTTGACGGGATAGAGCGGAAGTTTCAGGAGTATGCGGTTCAGTTTGCGGTGTCTACTGAGAAGTCGAAGTCGATGGCTGGTCAGCAGGGGACATCGTTTGCGTCTCCGCTCCGCTTTGCTCCTCCTTCACGGGGTAATGCGATGCCTTTCCGCGGAGGTCGTTTCGCGCTGAAGCGCTGAGCATGTCGGCCATAAGACGTCCAAGCCGAATTCGCTCAAGCGTCGCGGCGTCATGGCCCGCGTCTACGACAGGGGTCGGCGGAATATGTTTGGCGCCCGAAATGGGAGGGATGGGGGTCAAGACGGCAATCGCATCGACGACACTGTCGCCATTCGCGGCGAGTGCCGTCTCTGCCTCCTCTTGAGTTGCTCCCGTAAACATCATAACCTGTTGGACCTGGCTGCTCATATTTTATGTATACTACATAAAGCACGAAAATGAAATTTATCGACGGACTATGCCCTCCGGCACTTCTGTATGCTCTGTTCGTTGCGATCCAGCTCGGTCTGGACGTCGCAGATTTCGCCTTCGTCACGGCGGCGACTAAGCTCGTCTTTGGCGGCGCAACCGTCTTCATCTTAGATCTGCTCTGCCGCCTCAACCTCGGTGTTGTAGCATGGTTCCTGATGGCGGTGCCCTTCCTTGTGACGGCGCTCGGAACATCTATTGCCTTTGGCCTTCAGCTTGACCGTGCGATGATGGAGGGTTTTACGGCGTAGATGTATACAGTATAAAAATGAGCCGCATTGACGATACGATCGACCTGATTGGGAAGCTAGTTCTGCGGACGGTGGTGTCCATTTACCATGCGGTGGAAGTGTGCATCCACGGTCGCAATCCTGTTCACGAGTCGATGACGTGGTCGCTCTACGACAAGAGTGGATACTCGACATCCCGCGATTCGTTCCATGAACTGGATGTGGGCGGCGGCGAGTCGTCCTTTGTGGCTCATCAGGTGCGTCGGACTGTAGGGTTTCAGCAGACGTACAAGATCGCTATTCATTGGGTTAATGGCGTGTGGCGTGCCCCGTATGTACTACATGAACTGTTCGATGCTCCTCCTCCTCCTTGGCTGTATATCGGGTACGGCGAGGATACCGATCATCTGATCGATTGTACGGAGGAACTGAACTGTCTGGTCGTCTACGACAACCATGTGACGAACGAGGTTCTTCATTCCATTGTTCCGGCGTCAGACGGTCTGATGTGGTACTATATCAACCCTAAGACGTTTGAGACCCTGGAATTTCCTGCGAACGGTATTGTAATTGATGACCCGCCCTCGTCCGACGACCAGCCCGAGCCAGAGTCCGCTACGAAAGATGATTGAACATCCGAATCATGGCTCGGTCGTCTGGAAATATCTGGCGTTGGAGAAGAAACTCTGGTCTCCGAATTTTCTAGAGTATGCGATGACGTATGCGACCATTCTCATTCAACCGATTGGTCACGTTCTGTTTTGGGTATGTTATCTTGGATTCCCAAGTCTATATACCTACTTTGGCGGCACGCACGATATGTCGTTTACCACTTTGGCGTGGTACATTGCCTCTTCGTTACAGGTGATGGTTTCGGCTATACAGTGTTGGAGCGAGGTGATAGAGCACTACCATCTCGGCACAACAATCTTCGTATGGAAAATTCTGACGCACGCGTACGGAGTTCCGTTGCTGGATATCCGGTCAGGGGAACCTGGGCATCAGTATTTCAAGTATGCTGCGGGGGCTTCACTGCTTCAGGACCTCAGTTAGATTTCCTCCGAACATTCCCTGAAAACTCTTGACCAGTTCGGCACCCTGCTTCACCTGGGGGCCGAGCGACGAGAGCGTCTCCATCAACTGCTGCTGGGTCTCCATCAACTCTTTTGTATCATCGCGCATCTGTAGAACCTGTTCAGGGTTCAGTTTCTGGAAAGCATGTAGTATGGTCGTTCCCGCATCCATGTGGGCGTCCATAGTATTGTCCTCTGCCTTATCGCTCTTCGACGACGAATGGGGCTTCGGCTCCTCCTTCTTCTTATCCTCCGACTCGTTAGGGTTCTCGTACCCCTCGCGAATCGCCTGTCCGGAAAGAAGCACTACGGTCGCAACGGTCGCAATGCCGAGGGTTGCGGCCAATGTTAGGGGCATACGAACTCCGTATCCAATAACCACCGTGACGAGGAGCAGCCAAACGGCTAGGTACCCTACACGACGTTGAACAAGGAATACGATGGAGATTAAGAGGAGTAGGGCTGCTACGGCTGTATCTACGTTCGCCTTCATTAATTCACTCAAAGATATTTATATCATACAGAGGTCACGGGGCTTCCAACGGGAACCGTATCAGCCGTTCCCGCGACGCCAGAACCGTTAAAGGTGTACCCTGTACGGGGCTGCTGGAGGGCAAGCGCGCCTCCACGGTGCTTACGACGACGTCCGGCTACTGTCTTCTTGCCCTTGCCCCGACGACGCCGACGACCGCCCGCGAGCGTATTGTTTCCTCCGCGCCCGGCAACTCCACAATCCTTACCTGTATCCGAATCCCAGAGCGCATTTCCGGCGTTAGGGCCGCCGACATCCGAGAGGACTGATCCGCCGAAGCCGTACCCTCCCCCGCGCTTCGCGGTGCGACGACCAGCCTTCTTGACTTTCTTGGTAGAGTGGTGTTTACGAACCATTTGTATTTGAGGGTAGAGAATCTATTACGGGCGTCCATGTCCCATCATCGTTCTGAACGCACTCGAGCGCAAACACCCTACCCATCGATCTCAGTTGTTTTGAAAGTGTTAATGTCCTGACGCGAAGGTACCCGACATCTGCAACCTTGTAGACGTCAGGGATATCCGTGGCCACAATCTCGTATTTCAGTGTCTCCTCCTCCTCCTTCTTCTTCTTACACTCCGCAAAAATACCTTTTTCGCCGACAGTATTGGTGTAATATTCGTACCCGCGAATATCCGTGATATCCTCTCGGAGTTTGATAGCGCGCGTCTCGAATTCTGGACAGGGAGTGTATGTCGAAAAAATAGACCGCAGGAGTTCCTGGCGTTGACTAAACGAAGTGGTGGTAAACAAAGGGGTTCCGTTCAACATCCACGCATCTGCTAGGTACACATGCGTAGGCGTATACTCAACTCGTAAAATCGTATCCTCAAAACACCGATGATCCCACACGAGACGAATGGGTTGAGGAACCGGGTTGTCCTTGCGGGGAACCCAGAATGCAATTGGGACCGAGTTCTCGTCGCGCGTCAGACATAACCATCCCGGGATTCCACCGCCCTGTGGGACTTTTACCGAATACGGTCCCACATTCCCCTGGCGGGTCATACGAAACACCGGATCCCATCGGTATAGGCTTTTTAGCCGGTTCATTCTTATTCTTACTTCTTTACTCGTCCACTGTGAAAACGGCTACTGTGGCGGCGCCGCCTTCCCTCCCGAGAATCCTACACGATCAACGTCTCGCGTCTCAATTGGCGGAGGGAGCGCAGTTGGATTGGGTTTATTAGACTGGACGATCGGCGGCGGTATGTCGTATGATGGAGCAGCCGCCATAGATTGGGGCTTGTTCGACTGGACGATGGGGGGAGGCATGTCGTAGGTCGGGATATTCATCGTCTGGGGCAATTCACGAGCGACTGGCTGCTGCGGAGGCGGAGGCGGAGGAGCCTGAGGATGAGAAATAGGAGCCGACACAATTTCGGGGATGATGGAAGGCGCACGGTCGACATACACGATCTTCGGCTTAGGAGGCTGGATGAGTCGCGACACCCAAAATACTCCCACGTGAAGAATTACGATAACCATAATCGTGGCGAATGCGAGATAAACGATATCGGAGATCTCCATACTAGGCTGAGTTATTCTATTGAAAGTTTTGTAAGCCCTAAATTTAAACACGAGAACCATGTCGTCCGACTCTGTCCCTACCCCTACCCCTGCCCCTGACTCTGTTGATTCCACCTATGTCCCTGCTGCCGTACCCACCCCCGCGCCCGCGCCCGCTGCCGCCGAGGTCGTTTCTGTAGCGATTGACTTCACGAACAAGTCCGAGCTGATCAAGTTTGCCCTCAAGACGGTCGCCCAAGCCGAGATTCTAGCCGACCGTTCAGATGAGGACAAGGCCAAGTTTGTTGTAGAGGAGGTCAAGAAGGCTGTCCGCGAGTCGTCGTCGCTCTCCGAGGACCAGAAGAAGGAGGTCCTTGTGTGGTGCGACGCTGCTCTCCCGTACGTCCTCGAGGGCGTCAAGATCGCCAAGGCAGAGTTCAAGAAGATGGCTTTGACTGCTCTAGTGGACGTTAAGAAGTGCTGCCCTTCTTGGTTCGCGAAGAAGGCTGTGGCCCCGACGGCGTAAACAGATCATCATTCTCTGAGAACGAGCCGTCAACGTACTTCCGAACACGGACTTCCTCCTTAGAATCAATCCGATCCAAAACATTGGGGTACGGAAGCATCTCAATTTTCACCGATCCATCCTTCTGAGGATGAAGCGTGCGACATGTCCTTTCGTGTGGATTCAAACACTGGGTTCCACACCAAAGAAAACTCGTTGTATACGAAATGGTTGGCTTCATATAGACCATCCCCAACTTCGTGATACGGTACATTTTGTATACATATACTGCTCGCGGTATGTTTAAACATACATGAGACCCAGCGTGACCGCGAAAAAGACCGCGGCGTGGAGGAGGAGACCGAATCCTGTCGGGAGTCCGTTCTCAAAGATACGGAACGTAGTGTACGGTCCCGTCATTGACGTCACAAGTCCGTCCATGACGCGAAACGTAATGGGGTTGGCCAGGATGTAAAATAGGAGACCCTGGAATGCCGAGATCTGGAGTTTCTGGGCAGAAGTAGGACCAGCCATTGTTTTTCTTATTCTCTAGCTTGGAAAGTATTGCGGGTCGCCTGTATAGTTTCCAGCAACTGGGGGATCTTGGCTAACATCGGTGGAATTGCTGCCTCATCGCGCCGCGCAGGTTCGCGGGAATCGAGAGGTTCAGTCACAAACAAGATAGCCGTCAATAAGAACGTCTGTTTCGCCCGCGAAGTCCCCGGCTCCCATCGCAGGCAATAGAGTTTGAACAGGGCTTCGACATACGTATTGCTCTGGGCGTTCAAGACATCCCAGATCATCCAGATGAGATGTTTCGAATACTTAGACGAATAGTAAGGGCTCTTGCGTTCGGCGACCACCACGGTCTGTTTCGTCCTCTTCTTCTGTTCACGGGCATACGCCAGAATCCACGAGAGCCAGTAAAACGCCCGCTGAGTATCCCGCGTCTGGATAGAAAAACAGAACTCGTTGAACGGAATCTTGAGTTCGAACGGATCGTCGGCTTTCAGAAACGGAACACTCGTCATCTGCGAAGTCGCCCGCAGATTCTCTCTAACGGTCTCAGGCAAGAAATCGTGTTCGGCCTTAATGGTCGGCAAAGTAATCGTCTTCTGCTTTTTCGCCATTGAGAGGACCGTCGCGACCTCGCATACGAGTAAACGCGCATCATCGCGATTGCGGATCTCCGTCATCGTGTGAACCGTATACATCTGCTCGATCTCCGAGAACCGTTCGTACTGCGAGACCAAGTACGTAAACATATTGGGACATGACCGGTGGACGTACAGCGACCCTGCTTCAAAGAATGTGGTCCACATCGAATGTACTAAGCCCGAACAGAGCAGTTCTAGCGTCCAGTAGCACGCATAATCGGCATGACCCAACTGAATGCTCTGAAGAAGTGATTTACTTGCGAGTTTACGAGCGTGGCCTGAAAAGGTAAACGTTTGAAAATCCACGACGCTTCTTGTGTCGTAGATTAGCATACTTATATTTATATTGTGTTGGAGCGGGAGGGGATTAGAAGGTGTAGTACGCGGGGGAACCATTCACTAGGGTTCCAGAGTACGCGAGGGTCACGCCAATTCCTGCCTGGAGGTAATAAGAATTGCTGCCCGCATTAAAGACACCGTTCGTTGACGTCAGAGTATAGTTCACTGAACCGTTGTTTTTGAGAACCCAGTAGGTTCCCTGAGGAGGAGCAGTGGTTGGAAGTGTGAGCGCAAATGCCGTCGCGGTTGACGTAATACTGAAATAGGTTGTTGCCGTGGCTGCTGTGAGCGCGAGAGAGGCCGCCGATGTTCCAGCAACATTGAGGGTGGAAATCACTGGACCTGAAGCGCGAATTGTTCCCGCTACATCCAAGGCATTGGATGGAACCATACCTACACCTAACCACCGATTGGCGAGATCGGCTTGGAGAGTGGGAGCCGTAGCCGATGTTGACTGAACCACAAGAGTATTGGATGTTGTAGGATTGTACCCGGCATTGCTTCCGATGTAGATAGTGTTGTTAAGATTGGGGAGATTGCTGCCTGCATTGGTTCCGATCGCGATCACATTGTTGGCCGCGACTCCCGAGGCAGCGTTGGAGCCGATGACGATGGAGGAACCACCGGTAATGGACGAGTTGGATCCGAGCGCAATATTGGTGGCCTGTCCCAGAACGTTCCACGAGGTTCCGCCCGTTACTGAATTGAACACGCCGCCCGAGGGGATAGTAATAAATCCAGGTCCCCATTTGAGCGTGGCAGTAGCCTGAGTTACCTCAACATTTGTCGCACAAATGAAAATCCAGTTGGAACCTATCGGATTTCCCATACTAGTTCCATATGGAACGACTTGGACGGAACCGTTTGCGATTGGATATCCAGATGGAACGGAGTTGGGAACCCAATAGGCAGCAGACCAACCATTCATCGTAATACTCCATGGAGACCCTTGATCTCCTGCGATTTGAAGGAATCCAGACGACGCCATCGCGTTGTTCACGGGAATGGCGATGATACGATTCGTTCCTGAAACCACACCCGTTGTCGCGTTCCACGTAATCAGTCCGCCCCCGCTGGTGACCCAGTTGGCGTTCATGGTATTGGAATCGGCGGCTCCGAGCGTCTGGAGATTCAGGGTGCTGTAATTGACCGCTCCAGTGGAGGAATTGTAGGACAGGACCTTGTTCGCATACGTAGACGACGCGATCGTTGGGAGTGTGAGGGTTCCTGAGAGAGTGGTCGACGTTGAAACCGCAAGAGACGGTGTGGTGATCGCAGTGTTCGTATTGATCTGGCCCACCACATCTAGAGCATACTGAGGGCTTGATGTCGCAATACCTACACGCCCTGTTCCGCGTGCCACAAAGAACGCATTTTGTGTGACAAGATCACCCCCCGTGGTATTGGATGTAATACCTATACCGTCGTTAGTCTGGTCGTAACCGAGACCGATATATGGGACCTGGTTGGTATTCGAATACCAAGTAATATATCCTGACCGTGCTCCAGATGCCAAGATGTTCAATGCGTAATTGCACGGGCTGTTTGTGGTAAAGTTTCCAACAATAAGTTTGCTCTGAGCCGTGAATTGTCCACTGACTTGGCCGCTTCCCACTATATCCAGCGGTAGGGTCGGAATCTTTCCTACACCAAGCCAGTTGGATGCCGTATTCACCTGGATAGCAGGTGTTCCTGCCGTGGTAGAATACACTAAGAACGTGTTTGCCGCCGCTGCCGGGGTTCCTGGATTGCTGCCGAGGTAAACACAGTTGGAAAATGTTGAGTTCGTGGTACTATTGCTTCCGGCATTTGAACCGAACGCGACTACACTTGACGCAGTGTTATTTTTGAGAACATTTGGACCGATACCGATCTGCGTTGAACTCATGACCGCCGGAACTGCGTTGAAACTGACGATGTTCTGAATATCAAATCCAGATACATTGACTGCCTGTACTGCTGCGTTCATTGACCACAGGGCCGAATCCACTGCTCCCGGAGTTGTCCACACTGCCGCCGTTCCGGCAGGATTCATTGCGAGTAACTGGTTTCCTGTTCCGATAGCCGAAGGCCACGGGGTATTGTTCAGGACATTTAGTGTAACTCCTGAGAGTGTTGATGTTCCCGTAACAGTGAATGCTCCGGAGACTGTACTGTTGGTAGCCGAGAGATTGGCGATTGTCGTCTTTCCAATGAGGGTGGTGGTTCCACAGACTGTAAGATTCGCTGTAACCGTTGTAGTGGATAAGGTTACGGTTCCTCCAACAAGACTGACTGATCCCGCAACATCGAGCGCGGCGGTGGGTACTTTTCCAACACCCAGCCACCGATTCATGAGATCGGCTTGGAGAGTTGGAGCGGTGGAAATGAGGGATTGGACGACGAGCGTGTTGGATGTCGTAGGAGTGTACCCGGCATTGCTGCCGATGTAGATGGTATTGTTGAGAGCAGGAATATTAGACGCCGCATTTGTTCCGATCGCGATCACGTTGGTTGCAAATGTGTTCGGACTCAATCCACTGTTTGAACCGATGACGATAGAGGTGGTTCCGTTATACCCCGCGTTGGCTCCAATCGCAATATTAGCAGTATTTCCTGCCCATGCAGCCGTTCCTATGGCGATACTATCATTTGCTCCTCCTGTAGCATTTGATCCGATCATGACTGAACGATTGCCTACCGCATAAAATCCACCGCTACTTCCAGCGTTTGGTCCAATCACCACTGCACACGTAACGTTCGTGACCGAGGATGCATTTCCTGCAGCTGATCCAATATAAATATTCGAAGATCCCTGATTTCCGACTCCTGCATTGAATCCGATCGCGACTAGATTTGACCCTGTTCCAGCATTCTGATAACCAGCTCCGCTTCCAATAGCATCCACATTGGATGCCGCATTTGACCACGCAGCATAGTCTCCAATCGCATTCACTGAACTTCCTGTATTCTGCTGGCCTGCGTAGTGTCCAATCGCTACCACAAGGCTTCCAGTGTTCTGCTGGCCCGCATGGTATCCTAATAGAATATTTGATGTTCCCGAAGATGAATATCCTGCCGACCCGCCAATCGCAATCAACTGTCCTCCTTCCACTGTTCCTGTTTGGGTATAACCGTACCCTGCATAGTTTCCGAGCGCAATATTGGACGTTCCTCCAACATTCATAACGGGTCCAATTCCAATCAGACCAGCCGTGCCGTTCATGACGACAGTTTGACCATTCAAGTTCGTAACTCCACTGATCGTTGCAACAGACAGTATGCTATTGGACATCGTGACTCCGCCAATAGAGTTTGAGGAGGTGGATGGAGAGTTGAGGGTTAGAGCATTCGCCGATCCGTTGACGTTCAGGGTGTATCCTGCCGTATTTGTCTGCCCCGCGATCGTCACTTGGTTCTTAGAGAGGTCGCCATAGATGAGTGGAGAACCCGCTGTCTGAGAATAGACCACGAGAGAGTTCGAGACGTTAGAGGATCCACCCGGATTGCTGCCGAGGAAGATACAGTTCGGTCCCACGCCCGTGGTGTTTCCTCCTACCGCACCTGCGTTCGTACCAAGTGCTATAATGTTCGCCTGGGTATTTGCCCCAAGTGCGTTCGTACCAAGACCGATCTGGGAAAGAGTTGAATTGAAGATCGCCGAAATATTGTTGAACGATACAATGCCCGTGATTCCGTTCTGAGCCGCACTGATAGTTGAATTAGCAGGACTCTTCGCCCAGTCGCCGAGACCGAGGAACGCGATCGTATCCCATTCCAGCGTATTTCCTGGCTGTCTCCACGTAAGAATTGTCTTGTCGGTACTCGGCGCAGCCCACGCAATACCGTTCAACTGGGCAAAACATAGATTGGTAAACGCAGTCTGTCCACAGACCGTAAGTGTTCCGTTAATTGTCGTTCCTGATAGAGTTGTGGCTCCTCCAACCCCCAGACTGCGCTGTACCGTGAGTCCCGACACAGTTGTGAGACCTGAGACATTGAGATTGTTCGTTATGGTCATTGACGAGCCCGAGATAGCCGTAGCACCGAGAACCCCCAACGTTGTTGTCCCTGTGACTCCAAGAGTTGTTCCGACGGTTGTAGCCTGTAATGTCGTTATCCCGTCAGCCCTCAGTGTTCCCGTAGAGTATACACTCGTCCCCGTAAATGTTCCAGTGACTCCAAGAGTCCCGCCCACGGTTGTATTGCCCGTCACTCCAAGCGTTGTCCCGATCGTCACATCCTGTAATATCGATGTCCCGTTCGCCTTTAGAATCCCCGAAGAGAACAACGAGGATCCCGAGATCGTTGAGGCCTGAACACCATTTAGGTTCGCCGTTGTAGCCGATACGGTGAATGAACCTCCCGATGGAATGTTCACGTTAGACGCAGAGATTGTTGTACAGGATACATTTGAGAAGGTAGCGAGTCCACTCACATTCACGGCATTGACCACCCATACGGACGACAGGGTGGATAGACCGGCACAGACATTGAAGGCGGAACCGGCGATGTTGGCCGATCCCGAAACATCTAGCGCCACCGTTGGACTCTTTCCAATACCGAGACGCATCCCCGCTAAATCGCCCTGTAAGAACGGTAGACCGCTCGTCGTCGAATACATTGTGAAAAAGTTATCCTGAGAGGGGCTGAGGCCGCCCGGATTGCTGCCGAGGTAAATAAGGTTTGTACCTCCTGCGCCTAGACCCGCATTACGGCCTACCGCAAAAATCTCGTTACCCGTTGCCCCCGATAGAGTTCCGTACCCAATACCAACGATTTCCTTGGGCGTCTCGGTAAACACAATAGGAACACTATTGATGGAGGTTAAATTCGAAAGTCCAAAGTTATTCATGTTCACATTCGTCGCCGCTGGACTGTTCGCCCATCCCGCGAGCGATACGGCCGCCGGTGTCGTCCACGCCGCAGCGGTCCCTGATGTTAACGATAGAATTTGTCCAGCGGTTCCACCCGTTGAGGGCCATGTTACGCTGTTAAGTGTACTGTTAATCGTTGTTGCTCCCAGAGATGTACCGTCAAGGATAGTCAATGACCCGGATTTATTCGAGAATGTTCCAGCCATCGTGAACGTTCCATTGTTTGCGATCGTTAATCCCAGCCCGCCCGGTCCAGAAATGTATACGTTCGTAGCGGAAATTGTCCCCTGTACCACCGCCCCCGATACCGTCAAAGACGTCGTCGATAACGTGCCTACTGTACCAGTCGACGCACTCATCGTTGTGATCGCCGCGTATGATAGGGTAGTTGTTCCGGATGAAACAGTTAGGTTACTCGAAAAGATTCCGCTTCCGACAACATCCAGAGCGACAGATGGAGTTTTTCCAATTCCGAAATATCCAGCAGACATATCGCCCTGGAGATACGGCTTGGACGATACGGTTGAGTACACCAAGAACGTATTTGCGGCACTGATATTGTATCCGCCAGAAGGATTGTTACCTAGAACGAGGGCGTTCGCATAGCGAGCATTATATCCTGCGTTGCTTCCGATAAAGATTGATCCAGACGCAGTGTTGTACTGTCCCGCATTCACTCCGATACCGATCACATTTGAGCCAGCCTGTTGGAAGAGAGCATTTGATCCGATACCGATCACATTGTCTCCGGAATTGGTGGTACATGCACCTGCTCCAATCGCGATGGCTCCAATACCTATATTGGACGCACCAGTATTGGTTCCGATAGCGATTAAACTCAACCCTTTATTGAACGCGCCCGCGCCCATACCAAACGCATTCAACGATCCTCCCGAATTGTTCTGCGCGGCATTACATCCTAACGCATTGATATCTGAACCGGTATTCCCAAACGCAGCACCGATTCCGTACGCGTTCACATTTGCCCCCGCCACTCCTCCGCTCACTCCGATACAAATATACTGCGACACATTGTTCATGAGGACTGGGATACCGTCAAACGATACGAGGCCAGACAGATTGGGAAATACCGTGGTTCCGCCCACCGTTAACGTATTGGAGATGTATACATTTGAGGCGGAGAGAGTCGTAATCGTTGAAGACTTTGCGTACAGGTATGCCGCACTCAGAGTGTTCTGAACACTTAAATTGTAAAGTGTCGAAAGACCAGACACGTTCAATGTCGTCGTGGATAAATTTGTGATGATCCCATTGGTGGCTGAGATCGTCTGAACGCCGAGAGTTCCGGTAATCGTTGCTCCTAATAACGTCGCCGCTCCACAGATATTCAGGGATGTGAGTACCGTGAGAGTTCCCGAGACTGTAATGTTTGTTGAGGAGAGTGATGTAATTACCGCCGAGGGAGCGTAGATATACCCTGCGCTCAAAGTGTTCGGGACGCTCAGAGAATTCAGCGTAGAAAGGCCGGAGACATTCAGTGTGGTCGCAGACAGAGTAGTGATCGTCGCGTTTCCAGCAGAGACCGTTTGGGCAGTTAGAGTGTTGGTAATCGATGCTCCCGACAGAGTCGCGAGACCGCATATGTTCAGCGTTGTTGTCGTGAGTGTTCCCGAGACGGTTGCGTTTGTAGAGGAGAGAGTGGTGATTACCGCATTGGTGGCCGAGATCGTCTGAACGCCGAGAGTTCCGGTCACCGTTGCCCCCGACAGAATTGCTAGACCACAGACGGTCAGAGTCGTTGTCGTCATAGTTCCCGAGACATTGAGCGTCGTTGCCGACAGAGTCCCGATAACTCCGTACGCCGCCGAGATCGTTTGGGTACCCAGTGTTCCCGAAACAGTCGCACCACCGGCGAGGTTCGCGCTTCCCGAGACATTGAGTCCTCCGGTACCCACAAGCGCCGAATTGGCCGAAACACTGCCGGAAAAGATGCCGCTTCCCTGGACATCAAGAGCCGCAGAGGGTGCGTCCTTTCCGATAGCGAGCTGCCTGCCCGACAGATCACCGTATAAGAAAGGATTGAACAACGAGGATGATGAATAAACAACAAACGTATTGTCCGGGGTAGGAACAGTAGGATTGTAATTTCCCGCCACCTGATTACCCAAAAAGATCTTGTTGGTTCCAATCGTGTTCTTTCCAGCATTGGACCCAATCGCAATCACATTTGAGCCCGAATTGTTTGACCCTGCTCCCGTTCCAAGAGCGACTACATCTGATCCCGAATTCGCATTTCCGGCATTGGATCCGATCAGGACAACCGAGGATCCTCCGCTATTGTTGAACCCTGCCGCTCGTCCAATCGCGACCACGCTCGAACCAGTATTTGTCAAAGCCGCACTCGCTCCAAACGCCACCACGTACGACCCCGAGTTGTTGAAGGCCGCCGCCGTTCCCATCGCGACAATATTGGTTCCACTGAGGTTCTGGATAGATACACCAGAAAGGATATTTGCGTTCGCAGAATCGTATACTATCGGAATAGAATTGATCGATTTAAGACCGGTGAGCGCCGACAGATTCGCTGTCGTTCCATACAGCGTACCGTTCAGACTGAAATTGTTCTGAACCGTGAGTCCAGACAGTGTCGCGAGACCGCTAATATTCAACGCCCCTCCAGCTCCAATGGTCGTCGTCGAATAGAGCGAATTCGTGGAGAGAGTGCTCAGGATAACCGTCGAGGACAGTGTTGAGACACCCGAGACGCTGAGCGCGTTCTGGACCCAGACGCCTGAAAGTGTCGCAAGACCGCTGATATTCAACGCCCCTCCCGCTCCAATCGTAGCGGTAGAATAGATCGCATTGGCCGACAGGGTGTTCAGGATAACCGCCGAGGACAGTGTTGAGACACCCGAGACGGTGAGCGCGTTCTGGACCCAGATAGCCGATACCGTCAAGAGGGCAGAAATTGTTGCGGCCGATGTGATTCCGACTGTTCCGTTCACTGTGAGAGCAGAGGCGGTTACGTTTCCTCCCGACAACGTGATTCCCCCGATCGTGGAATTCAGAGCTGAAATCGTGGAATTCATCATGTAGACGCCCCCAATCGAACTGCTGATAGACGCAGGGGTAGAGATAGAGCCGCTCACCGATATCGTCATACTTGGCGAGTAAAAGTTTGAGAACGTGAGTGTCCAGGCCGCGATATTGTTGGTCGTCAGTGTTGCGTTCGAGATACTTCCGTTGTTCAGCGTAACATTTCCGATACTGTTTGAGGTATTTCCAGCGTTTGAAATCTTTCCGCCAATCGTTACGTTGGACCCCACGCTCAGTGTCTTCGTCAGGTTTAGAGTGTAGGCTTTCACAGTTTGGGAGCACCAGTCGTAGATGAGACCGGGATCTCCTACCGATACTCCCGTGCCGTTTCCAGATACATCCCAATTAAAGGTGATCTCGCCACAGATACCTCCAACCGCCTGCGCAGGACCCTGTAACCCCGATGGACCAGGCGGACCCAGTGATTCCGGAGCCCAGTACATACTCCCCGTCTGGCCAATATGTAAGGTCTGACCGCATAGACCCGCCGAAGGAGGAAATGTCTGACCGTTTATCTGATTCAAGTTAACTATCGAATTACCAGCCATGTTTAGGTTGGCGACTGCGGGGTACAGTCCGACTCCGATAGAGTTTAAGTTTGCGATATTCTTCACGAAGAAGCTCATACCCCTTTCCCTTTACTTAGAAAAATAGACAAGATATTGGTACTCATAACCTACCGGCGTCATGTCTACCATTTCGTGCCGTGTGAACCCCGACGAGCGGACAATATCCAGCATGGCGTCCACTTTCGGCATATACAGGCGATGAATATTTTCGCGATACCGCGGAGGATCTTCAAACTCAAACACTTCCTCAAACCGGGCTTCATCCGAATCAGGTTCTTTCACAAAACGACTCTTGTACTTGAACTTGTCGAAAAAGATATCCGAATCAATGACCCGTTCCTTGCTGTATTTCTGTAAGGAAAAGGAGGTAAACGGCGAGGCCGCGTCCAGGATAGGATCAAACTTGTTCGGGTCTACCAGATGAAGAATCAGAACCCCGCCAGGTTTCAGCCAGGAATATATGTTGTCGAGCACCATCTTAGGATTCTTGAACTGGTAGATGGAGAAATAGATCATCATAGCATGGGAATACGATTTCGGAGGGAACGTTTCGGCGCGCGTCACATCGCCCTTGTAAAACCGGCCACTCTTACACTTGTCCCGCGCCTTCTTCAACATATCTTCCGACAGATCTACCCCAACAATATCAATGCCGTCCTTACACATCCAATCCACGTGCGGACCGGTTCCGCAGCAGACGTCCAGAACCTTCGTCTCTGCCTTCGGCCAGTCGGCCAGCGCATTCTCGCGCAAACTCGCTTTCTCGAACGAAACCCGCTCAGGCGTAGTAAAGAGTTTGTCGTAGACGTTCGCATAAAACGTATCGTAAATCTGGTCATACTCTTCGTACGTCTCCGTCTCGGCGCCTCCCTCTTCTTTATTCTCGAATCCTTCGCGGTGCTCGGTCTTCTGAAATCCTTCGCGGTGCCCTCCCCCGTACTTGGCCGAGTGGATCCCAGATAAAAGAAGTAGGGCGAGGAGTATGAGGGGTATGAACCAGTATGCTAAAGATGCGTCCATCTCTCTCTTGTCTCTATGTAAGAAATGTGGGAGACGCTTCCAATCCAGACATCCCCTGGACCACTCCACACAATGATTGATCGTGAGTTTGTGTACTCCACCTTTGAAGCCGTACGTGTTTCCCGCTGGAAAGATGTTCCTGATCAAATTAAAACGTGGGCGTCTTCTCTGTGGAGCGATACCTTCCACGTCGAGCGAGCCTTCATGGGCGACGACGATCTTCTCATTTGGATTCCTCGGGTGTCCACGCTGGTCGCTAAACACGGCAAATGGATCGGTGACGAAAAATCGTTTCATACCATTTTTGTCTCCTGTAATTACGTCGACTCTGATTTTCGCGGACAAGGTCTTTCCGGAAAAATGATTCTGACGATGGCCCACGAAGCAACGCGGATCTGGGGACCGACGCCGTTTCTGTTTGAAGTGAACGATGTTCCTCGCGGACTCGTCGCCGTCCAACCGTTTCTTCGATTCACCTACGTATGGATACCCTTCGTCGATGTTTGCGTTCCTCCACGCTGGACCCCGTGTAATCTCGACACCATTGTTGGGAAAGCTTACCCTGGATTCTACGCGGATAACATGAACGGATACCGGGCCTTTTCCTACGACGGTCAGACGATCCTGCTGGATCCACTGAACGATATAGTCTTCTACACCGACGCTCTTAGTCTCACCACCTTTGACGGTCTTCCTCTCCCAGGAACCTGGTGCCGCTTCTTTTGCCCGTGGGGAAATACACGCGTCTACCTCCACAATATGTACTTTACCTCTCCTCCATCCATGAAACATTACGTGCTTACTTAGTTGTTACCTGTGGGAGAAACCACCCCCTCACCCACGCAAACGCGTCTCCGGATTTCCCAAGAGTCGTTACGAGAATAAACAGAACAAGGATGGCTAAGAACACATCAAGTGCCGTCAAGAAGGAGGACGGAATCCCCGCGAAATAGGCCACGAATGGATTCGCAGGAGTAATTGCCGAAACCGTCTCAGACGAGGGACTCGTAAGATCAATGAACCGGTTGTAGGCGGAGACCTTCTGTTCCTTATCCATCAAAAGATCCCGCAGAAAATCCACGTTTCCCGCGACACCTTCTTTGAGCGACGACTGTTTGTCCCGGATCGTAGCAATTGACTCCGTATACCCTTTCTGAACCTCCGCCTGCGCATCCAGATCTCCGTACTGAGACCGGT